CCATCATTGAAATATTCCATATTGCCTTCTTGCAACGTAATTCTGAATTTATTGGCATCATCAACTGTGTTGTAAGTGATACCGTTGATAACCCCAGCTTTAATATTACTAGCGTTAATATTCTTGATGTTGATGTTTTGTCCATTAATGCTTTCAGCAGTGATAGCTGTTTTAAATGTTTGACCGCCATCAGTCGATACCCCAATACCTGCGGAGTTAAGAATAACCATTTTATTGTGGTCGGTTGTGTCAATTGCGATGATCCCTTGATCAGTAAACTTCAATTCAGTTCTAGCTGCCAAAATACTGTTAGTTGCCAATTGCATCTGTTCACTGAACCATGCGTCAGGCAGTACAGAATTGCCATTGATAATGTCTGTGATTGTGCTAGTTGCTACTGACGAACTAGCTGATTGTGTCTGCGCCATAGTTAAATCGCCGCACGTTACATCAACTGAAATACGCTCGCCATTGATGTTATATGAACTAACAACTTTAATAATACGAACTTCATCTTCAAATCCTAGTGATTCGTCTACAATTGTAATTGAATCGCCAGCACTAGCCATGGCATAAGGATAACCAGCATTTTGTAAATCTAACAATGATACGGTAATTGCCAAACTCCAGCTATTATCGACTTTAGCCTTAACTGCAGCTAACAAATTATCAGCAACTGTGTATCGTTCATCATCAACTGGTTCAGCTTCGATAGTTCCGAATTTAGCTTTATACATATCGTATAGTGGGCTGTAATATTCAACTGACAGCCGTGGCGATGTCTGGTCATCAACATTATCATGTGCGCCATAGCCAACACCGTAAGTTGCAAACGAGCTACTATCAGTTTCAATTTCAGCCGTTGACAGATTGAATCCTTGACGAACAACGGTTGATAAGTCTGATCCGATTTTGTCTTTAATATAGACAGTGGTGCCCTTAACCTCAAACTCAGCCGAAATCTGATTGATGATATCATTGAACAGCGTTAATTTATCTTTTAAACCCCAGTTTTCTTTTTCAAATGCCGTTGTTGATGTTTCGTTATTGTATGAATAACCCGTATCTTTAAAAATAACGTTTAGATATTCGTTTAACGGGTGTGATCCGTTCCATTTTTCATGAAATGCCTTGACGCTTAACGTGTAGAAAAACATTTGAACGGCTGAAAACGATACTGTGTTGTCTGTATCATTATATCTAAACGTGACGATAGCATATTCTTCGTCATTGAATAACATCGTCCAGCCTTTAGCAAGATTTTTCTTTACATCATTGCCGAAATAAATCGTACCAGTTAACGACTTTTCACCATTGATGCCTTCGGTTAGTTTAACTTCCGTATCTGCAACATACTCATTATTTTTAATATCATTGAAAACAGTCATTAATTAATCACCTTCTATGCGTATAAATCTTGATACCCCAATATTTTAATTGACCCGTGCAGATTAGACGAAATTGTATTGGCAATTCCAGGGATCAATTTAAAATAAGCCTTGTTGGTATATTTCACAATGCTAATATCATTTTTAGTATATTCATAACCAGATAGCTTAATAACATCACCAGAATAAACTTGACCGTTATACGTTAATTCTGTGCCGTTTATATCAATGGCTAGACTTGAACCAGCTTCTTTGGCGGTGAACTCAATAGTAAATCCCTGTTCGAGCTGATTACATGTGACAGTCCCAGCATACGGAATAACTAGGTTGTCAGTGTTGTAATACGTGTCTAAATACCATTCGTTATAACCTTGGTCATCTGGATTAGGACACCAATCAGTAGCTACACTGCCTTTTTCAAATTTCATTTCTTTATAAGATACAGTCGAATCTGATGATTGTGGTGTAATAAAAATAATTGTGACATACCTTATAGTAGCACCAGCTGTTAATGTTCTCGTGTATGTGCTATAGCCGGATGTTCCAGCAGATATAGCATTACCACCTTCATAGTATGTTGTACCTGATGAGTCTGTCCACGCTACTTGAACTTCCATGTCATGTGAAGCTGGTGATATCCATGCCCTAGCTGTATAAGTTGTATCACTATCAACTGTTGTCACCACTGGAGTAATAGCTGGTAAATTAGCATTGAACCAAGAAGCATTAGTTACAGTTTGTAATGTTCCACTAGTACCTGTTAACAAGTTAGTCCCCACAGCACTATTACCTGTTATTGGTTTAACATCTAAGTCACGTGGCACGCTTTCACCGTAAGGTAGTTTAATCGTTGTAAACTTAGCACTGATTTTATATAATACGTGGCCGCCATACGATCCAACTAATTCAGATTCTAATGAACTAGCATATACATAGAATCGTTTGTGGCTTGGCCGGGTTACCTGCTTATCAAAGTAATCGCCCGTGTTTTCTCCGGGACGCTCGAAACTATTATCGTTATCATTCTTTAATTGCGTGATGTAATATCCATCAGGATCTGATAATAACGCATAAATTCTTTCACGTAAATATTCTTCGTCTTCTAAATCGTCAGCCCGATAATAGCCAACATAATCGATCGTTTTAGCTTCATTCCAACCGCCAAAATCAACGTTACCATTACGGTATTGAATCTGCGTATTGTTACGTTTTACCGATGGCGAACTTTCTTCAAATGATGTTGTAATCACTTTATATCTACTAAGATAAGTACGCTTATCGTCTTTTTCGATTAGTAAATCCATCTTTTCCCCTCCTTATAAAAATAGCCCGCCATACACTGGCAGGCTTTAATTCATTATACTACATTTTTAACTCATAAAAAACTTACTGCTGACTTGGTCATCTGCTTGACCTTGACTAACAATCGTACGAATCTTGTCGCCAACCAATTCATTATGAATGATGTATGTTGGCTTAACCCAATTATTAGTATCGATATTCTGATCAATACTTCCACCTTGGTAACTTGCAGCTTGCATTGATAAATCGCCAGTTTTAATATCACTGGCTACTGAATTTATACTGTCAGTAAAGTTTTTTGTATCTACGCTATTCAATCCAGACACGGCACTATCAGCAAGTGCGGTTGACATCTTAGAAACATCAACTGCTGTTGACTTCATACCATTTACAAACCCAGCTCCAAAGTAACCACCAAACGCGTATGTGACACGTGAGGGTGAATGAATTTTCAATGCACTTTGAATCCTGCTTGCTGCAGCATTAGCTAAACGCCCTGCTGCTGACATAACAGCTCCAAACATGCTGCTAATACCATTAGCAAGCCCAGATCCAAGGAAACTACCAGCTGAACTGAAAGACCCTTGTTGATTACGAGCACCACTAGCTCCGGCGATGCCAAGTCTAGATCCGGCTGAATTAGCACTACCAGTACGGCTACCAATACCACTTGCCGCTGCTCCACCATTTTGAGAACCTGCTGAAGTGAAATAACCTGATGTAGAACTGATTCCTGAAGCACCTGAACGCCCGACTGATGATCCTGAAGATTGTGCACTACCTGATTTACTGCTTAATCCACTAGCAGCAGCACTACCATTGTTTGAACCAGATGAAGTGAAATATCCAGACGTTGAACTAATACCAGAAGCACCAGCCCTACCAACTGCAGCACCTGCTGATTGATGCTTGCCAGTGCTGTTAGCAATAGCTTGTGCGGAACTAATAGCTGCATTGCCACCAGCAGCGCTAAATGCGGCTTGCCCAGCAGCAGATGCAGCTGCACCTGAAGATTGTATAACTTCAGTAGCTGCTCCAATAGCATCATACTGTTGACCAGTGAAACCAGCTGCCAAAGCATGAAGTAATATTCCACCAATTGCAGTCATTTGACCGGCATAAGTAGCCAATACAGCAATAACTGCAGCTAATGTTGCTCCAGCAATCTGAATTAATATAGGCATTTCAGTAACGAATGCTTGTGCTAATTGACCGACTAACGCAATCCCGGCAGCAAGTAATGCCGGCGCTTGACTACCAATTGCACCAATCAACGCCACAACGAATCCTACACCAGCAGCTACCAATGATGGGATAGCTGACGTTAATGAATTTATCAAACTAACAATCATAGCCGTGAATGAAGCAATAACTCCTGGAGCATTTGCTGTAACAGCAGTCATTAATGAAATTAGCATATTAGAAAATGACGCAATAATAGCTGGCGCATTTTGAGTTATGGCATTCATCACAGAAACGAGCATTGTCGTAAATGCTAATGCAATTGCTGGCGCATGTACAGAAACGGCCGTCATTAAACTAACCATCATGTTTGAGAACGCAGCTGCGATCGACGGGGCTTGCCCTGCAATTGTACTCATTAAGTTAGTCATCATTCCTAAAATTGCACCGACAATCTGAGGTACGGCCGCTATTGTTGTAGTAATGAATCCAGCAATCATGGCCGCAAACCCAACTCCCAACGCTGCTAATACTGGCACAATACTGCTAACGTTACTTGAAAGTGTCGTTATAGCTTTAGCAACTTCTGTAACACCTAATCCGAATGCAGCCACACCAACTCCCACGGCTAATACCGCTGCACCAAATACTCCAATACCAACGGCGTTAGCTGTCAACGCTGGTCCTAGTAATGCAAATGCACCACCTAATGCTACGATCCCAATAGCTAATGCAGCCATTGCTATTTGTGCACCACTTCCGGCTTGTGCAAGGCTGATTGCAGATTGTACTAAAATGGCAATACCAGCTGAAGCAGCCAATACACCTGCACCAATTAACGCAATTGCTGCACCCATCTTTAAGAAATTGGCCGCTGAAGCAGCCGCAGCACTTGAACTTGTTTTAGTTGCAGCTCCTAATGGTGTTACTCCTGCGGTGGCCGTTTTACTTGCACTGCCGATCCCCAACAATCTCCCAGCAAGACTAGCACTACCTGTAACCATTCTTCCAAGCCCTTTAGCCGCACCAATTGCAACTCCCGATATTTTACTAGCCGCAGTAATGAATCCACCTGTTGCCGTAACAGCTGGGCCAATAACCGGTGACAATCCAATGAAGCTTCTAGTAACTTGTGCAATACTGCTATTGCTTTCAGTTGCCCATGTGATGGTCTTGTTAATCATGTCAACCATCGCACTGTTTACTCCACCTTTGGCAGCAAGTGACTTGTTTCTAAGCGATTCCCAATTACCACCAATTTGTTCAATCTTAGAACCAATGTTTTGTTGCATTTCGCTTGCTTGATCTTTTAAAAACTTGGTGGCGGTAGCAGTAGAACTGCTTGCACCATCTTGTGCTTTTGCATAAGCGTCCCATGATGTAGCCGTGTTCCCTGATTTATCATTAACTGAATCCAGAAGTGGAAGCATTGCTTGCATACCAGCGGTGTTAAACATTGTTTTTAATGCTGCCGTTTTTTGAGAAGCACTCATACCATCGGTGGCCGAAGCTACTTCTCTAAGAATAGTTGGGAATGATTTCATGTTACCTTGTGCATCGGTAAATGAAAGCCCCAACTCATTCATTTCTTTTTTGGCCGATTTACTTGGTGCTTCCATTTGAATAATAGCATGTGCTAAATCTTGTGAAGCACGTTGCGCGGTAAATCCTTTGTTTGTCAGCAGACCGATAGATTCGGTCATACTCCCCATGCTGAATCCAGCTTGACTAGCCACACCACCGATATTACTAATAGCGCTGGACATTTCTTCAATGCTTGCGTTAGATAAGTTGGCTGTTTCAGTAAGAATAGCTGCAGCCTGTGCTGGTGACTTTAGGCTTTTACCCCAAACGTTCATAGCTTGCTGAACTGTTCCGGCTGTTGTTTGTAGATCGGCACCAGTCGCAGTTGCAGCTTCCGCAATTGCTGGGAACTCCTTGGTGATCGTTTTAATAGAAGCACCATCTTGCGCCATTGAAACCATGGCATCGGCTGCATCTTGTGCGCTAAGTGGTAATTCAGCACCCATCCTGTTAGCCATATCTGCCAATTGTCCAATATCCTTAGACGTACCACCAGCAATAATAGCGGCTTTGTTAAGTGACTGTTGGAATGTACCATAAGACTTTAATGCACTAACACCCATTGCGGTTGTCGCTACACCTGCTGCAGTGGTTACTTTGCCAACTGTACTCATGGCACTGGACACTTTACTACCAAAACTTGATGCGCTTTTAGTCGCAGATGTAGTGCTTGTAGCCATTCGTGACATTGCCGAAGTATAACCTGATATGTCAGCTGTAAAAATAGCTGCTACTTCTGCCATATATTATTCACCTCCGTGATTAAACAAATCGTTAATCCGTTTAAGTGCTTCAATATCAGGCTTTTTACGGCCTTTTTTATTTTGAACCACTTGTTCTTCTTCTTTTTCTAATTCTCTTTGCATTTTTTTGATTGTTGTTCTCGGTTTCTTAGCATTGGTTACCCCAGCATTGAACGCGGCCAACTCTAAATTATTGCGCCTCTCATCGATATTTTTTAAAGTTGCCCCATCAAGGATAGCTTTTGCTTCCCATAAATATAAAGAAAAGGGAATCTCCGGATCGAAGATTCCCTTACGTGCAAAGTCAATTAGGAGAGACTCTTCTTCATTGCGGCCAAAGTATCTTTGATTGCCTTGGCTTGTGTCTTCTCCTCCGCTGTTTTCTGTGGTAGTGAAGTTGTGTTCTTTTCCACTAAGTCTGTCCAATGTTTCGCGGCGCGACGGAAAAAAGACGACTTTTCAAGTTCTGATTGAAGATCCTTGTAAAGTTCTTCAAACTTATCACTATCTGAATAATCACTATCGATCAGATCTTCGATTTCATGATCCTTTTTGTCAGTAATTAATACGCGTAGTGCATTGTATACGGCTTCGTTTTCATCACCAGTTACAAATTGTAACCACAATTGGCTTGCGCCATCTTTTGCGTCTGCTTGCGTACTAAGCAATGCGTTAGCGCGAAACAGTGCTTTGAAATTGAATTTAACCTCGGTATTACCAATCTTCATATCTCGTTATCCTCCTAATTAATTATACTCCAGAAGCAGGTTTAGGTGCTGCTACGGTAGCGTCAGCAAATTCGCCTGTCTTTTCGCCTGGCCGTTCATAGTCGTAGAGTGCTTGCAATGATTGAACTTCAGCATCAGTTAATGGGAAAGTACCATCAACTAACTTGCCAAGAATATTGATTGTCCAATCGATTTCAGAAAATGAATCTTCGTCTGAAATGTCAGCACTATCAACGATACCATAACCGAACATTGCCGGATATGCACTGTGGTCGTCTTCAGTAACGGCCAATCGTTTGTCAACGATAACACGCCATACTTTAATCTGCTTGCCATCGTGCTTGGCTTTGATGATAGCATCTGTCGCTTCATCACCAGGCACCATGTAAGACGTTACTTCAATCGAATCTTCGTTCGTTGATGGTGCAACAATCCGCCCCATCTTAGTTTGTTCATCAAGTGAATCACCTTCGATTGATGTATCGCCAGATTCTTGATGAGCAGGTAGAATACCAGGTGCACCGATTGGCGCATCTACTGATTGTAGAAAGTACCAAACATCTTTCCCACGGTATGGGGTATCTTTAACGAATTTTACACCGTTGTTAATCGTTGCCATGTTTTATCCTCCTTAAATTGTGAACGTGACTAAAAACATTGCTCGTCTTATGTCACGTCCTGTACTTGTGTCAACCATTGTTTGCGTAGTTAGGCTATCCCAACGAATCG